TTAATCCCCCGTGGACACTGCGTGGACACTCACGCCACCTTTCAGCGGATTAAGGGCCACCGCATCCTGCAGGTAATCCGGTGCAAAATGTGCATATGCCATTGTTTGCTGAATGGTTGCGTGACCAAGAATCTTCTGAAGTGCAATAATGTTTCCTCCGTTCATCACAAAATGGCTGGCGAACGTATGCCGCAGCACATGTGCAGCCTGGCCTTTTGGTAAATCGGGCTTAACTCTTTTCAGCGCCAAGCAGAATTCCCGGTACTTCACCTCAAACAAGCCGCCTGTTTCTCTGGTTTTGATCGCCTCACAAACTGCCTGCGAAATTGGCACTGTTCTCTTTCGGCCATTTTTGGTTTCAAGAAACGTTACACGGTTATGAACTATCTGTTCACCACGAAGCTTACAAGCTTCACTCCAGCGCGCCCCTGTGCTTAAACACAAAAGCGCAACACGCCAGTAGTCGCCCTCCAGTGTATCGAGCAATAGCGCTACTTCCTTCTGGGACAGGAAAGCCATTTCTCGTGGAGATACATAAAGAATAGAAATCCCCCTTACCGGATGCTCTGCATCCCAGAGGCCTATTTTCTTCAGTACGGTAAACATTCCGGATAACCGATTCATGTATCTGTTAGCAGATGACGGTTTCAATCCATCAGCTATCTTTTGAGAACGCCACGCGATAATTTTCAGCTTATCAAGATCCACAGCCTGCATATCAGCGCCAAGCTCATTGATTATGTTGCGCAGTTGTTTTCGATCTTCTTCAGCCTTACGCCTGTGCTGGCCGTGATACATCCACCACAACTCAAGCAAATCATTTAGCGTTCGACGATCACGGTAGCCCTGTATATATTCCCGCTTTTCAGCGTTCGCCATGATGTAGCGTTCAGTGGCCACCGCTACCGATTTTTTGTCAAATACCTTACGCACGCGCTTTCCCTTGCGTCCGTTCGGCCTGATGTCCAGCAAATAACGACCATCTTCGAGCTTCTTAATCGACATCGCGAAGCCCTCCAATGAACCGCTCTACAATTTCTCCAGCCTCTTTCCAGCAATAATCAGACCAGACAAAAAGCAGGTCTAACCAGTTTTCTGGCCTCAGCGGGGTGATTTTTGGTTTGTTTCGGTTGAAACCTGATCGCCCTCCGAATCGAAGAAGCCATCAAGAGAGAGAGGCGGAGCAATCTGCCCCGTCGCAGCATTAGTTTGATTAAACATCACCCAATCCGAATACTTCCGAAAACGAGGATGATTCAAAATCAGGAGTAACGTTTCTCCAGGTATCATTCTTCCCAATATTTCATAATTTTTGAGATTGTTTTGAGATACCCCTGTCACCTCTTCCATCTCTCTACGTGACAATCCCTCTGCCTCTCGAATCAGGCGAAGTTTTTCTCCAAGGCTTGATTTATGGATCATATGTGATCTAAACTCCACGATATTGGGTTACATGTAATACAAAACATTCAAATAGCCAAAATAAGCCTATATAAGCCATTTTGGGCCATTTGGACGAATTAAGGAGATTACCACAATGAGCGAATCAGAGCTTGAGGGGTTCATTCAGGTAGCACCATATCCACTTGAAGCGGTGCCATATCAACTATTTGCCAAGATGATTGGTCGCAAAGAATCAACCGTCAGAACCATGATTGACGCTGCAAAGTTACCAACGATTGACTTTGTGAAACCAGGTTCAGTGAAGACGCGAGCATCAGAAAACTGGGTATATCTGCCAGCATTTAACGCAGGTATGCGCAAAGCATTTTTTGATCAGCCGAAAGAGCGCCGCGACGCATGGTTGCTCTGGCTGGGTCTTTGACGAGGATTTTTATGAGACAACAACGTAATTCACGCTTCCGCAACGGTGCGGAACGCCATGCTAACCGTTTCGCTACCAGTGCATCACGTAGCAACTCTCGCTACAGCCTGAGCGAAACACACGCAACGCCGGATGGCTACCCAGTAAAACAAATCGGCGAGCACGCCTGGTTGATTGAGAAAGCTGGAATCGTGGTCCACAAATGCCCACGCAATCCGTTTACCGGAAACCGCATTTTTGCACTGAGCAGCGGCGACAATCAGTTCGGGCAGGATTTCACATTATACGAAGCACTTCGCACGGTTGATCGTCTGCTTCGCGGGCAAAGTTTTATTAAACAGGCTGATTTATAACAGGTGCTTTATGACCAAAGAGCATGCACAAGGTGTATTTATCCGTTTTATTGATTTTCGCGGTGAACTGTTATTACGTGCATCAGCTATTGATGCTGTAGCCCAGGCAGAAAAAAAAGCAGTTACTCACGTTTATGCGAACAACGCACAACTGATCGTGGAGCTTCCGTACCAGACCGTTCGCGAAGCCATTAACGAAGCTGAAAAAGCGTGCCAGGCTAATAGCGATGAACCCTATATCGAAATTATTTGTATGGATTCAGAAGCTGAAATTAAGAAAGCAGATTAAAGGGCGTTGTGATGGGCAAAGAATATAAAACTCTCATTAACAAAGCACTTGAGCGTTTTTATTTTCGCTTAAGCGCATCAGGCGCTCATGCTGAACGTGCAGCCCGTGACTCATTGACCAGGGCAATCCGGAGTCTGTATGACGTGGCTTTTTACGCTGATGATCTGGATGCACTTAACGAACTTTCCGAGCTGATCTGTGCCGCAGAATGCGGGGAACATATTGAACCGTATAAGCTGGGGAATATTGCATGAGTATATTTATCTCATGGCTTGTTCTGATTATTTCGGTGGTCTGCGCCATTGGGATTATGCGAATTATTCATTCAGTAAAAAAGATTGAACGCTTTTTCACTGGTGAATAACGATACAAATAAAACATCAAATTAAATAAGAAAACGTGAAAACCATCCGTATTAACGGAGGTATTCGCACACGAAAATAACGGAGATACAAAAATGCACGCAAAAGAAGAAGGTATCATCAGAGCACTGAAAGAAATTTCAAAGACAGAAAACGAAGTAGCGAAAAAAGCCATAGCAAATAATCATATGGACGTCGCAACCCACACACTGATAGTCGCAAGAGTCACGGCAGAAGCAGCCGAAATTATCGCACAACAGGATGCTGAACTGGCGGTTCTCAGAACACAACCAGTCACCGGACTGGATTTGTCTAACACCGGACGCCTTATTTACACAATTGGCTCGGAGCTACAGCGATACACCATTATCGCCGGGTTACAGGATAAATACCTGATCACTCCTCACCCCATAAGGGAATCAGAAATTCTGACAAATCTCCGCCTGATAGAGCGCTCTCAAGTCGCATTCATTGATGACGCACAGTGCACCGTATTTAACGCATAGGGTTACTGGACAAAGGGGGCGCAATGGCAATTAAGCATTTTCCCGTCGTTCGCTTTACCTCCAGAGGGCGCGAATACGAGGTCGACGAACGCCTGATTACCACTATCGACAAACATCGTTCGGAAAAGGATGCACACCACATCTACCTCACTGACGGCACTTACTTCTGCGCCACGAATGTGGTGCGGGTGAACCTTATCCGACAGGTACAGGAGTCACGCAGATGACCATTCTGGACTATATCGCTACTCATCCGGGTTGTAGCGGCGGAGAAATCGCCGCAGCACTGAATACTCCAACCACAGCCATTAATGCTGAGTTACGCCGACTTTGGCGCAGCGGCTTAGTCATCAGAACAAACCGCAGCACAGGTGGTCACGCTCGCAAAACAGGAGGCCGGGCTTCTTACCACGTAAACCCGATGCCGTTCGGGTGTGGCAACCCACTAACCCACATGTTTAACCAGCTACTGAAGGAAGCCAGAGCATGAGCACCATCAACCACCAGGAACCACGCGAACTGGCGACTGCCGTACAAAGAATGTCTACCCAAAAATCACTGCCATTCCGTGTGAGCCCTGTCCGACGGGTACAGGAGTCACACGGATGAACAGAAGGAGAATTACACGCAGACATCGCCGCACGCGCCTGAGCTCCCCGCCAACACTAAAGGAACTCATTCAAAGCGAGATCGGTGATTTCTTCGCTGGGTTTGGATCACCTGGCGAACCAGAAACACCAGAAGCGATGCAGCGCGAACTCATGATGCGCATCGATAACGTTTTTGACTTTTTCCTGAATAACAAAAGAGAGCAACCGACATGAACGAAAGGACCTGGTTTCGCGCATACATGTGGGCGCTGGTATGCGTCCTCTTTTCTCTCATTCTGTATGCAGGACTACTCCCCCGAATGATTTCATCAGACAGCTCCTTCCTGGTATTGCTGGGCATTTTCATTGCCATGCTGTACCCGGCAGGCGTTGTTCGCCTTTTCAGTAAATACATCAAGGAAATCAAACAATGAAGAAATTCAAACTCTTTCAGATTATCCCGCTTTTTGCCGCCATCCTGCTGGTTGGTTGCGATCGCGTTGAACCAGGTAATGTGGGCATCAAAGTCAACAAACTGGGCGACGATAAAGGCGTCGGTGAAGTGGTTGGCGTTGGCCGCTACTGGACAGGCTGGAATACCGAGGTTTACATCTTCCCGACCTTCAAACAAATGAAGACCTACGATGAGCCATTCAGCTTTCAGATGAGTGACGGCACAACCATCGGCTATCACATCGGTGTGGCCTACAAGGTTGATCCATCCAAAGTTACCACAGTGTTTCAGACCTACCGCAAAGGCGTGGATGACATTACCGACACTGACCTGCGCCAAAAGATCGCCGATGCACTCAACCGACTGGCCAGCAAAATGACCACCGATAAGTTTATCGACGGTGGCAAGTCTGAACTGCTGGATTCAGCACTTAAAGACATTCAGGCAGAAATGACACCTATCGGCATTCAGGTAATGAGCCTCTCTTATGTGGGTAAGCCGGAATACCCGCCAACCGTTATCGACAGCATTAATGCCAAAGTCACGGCAAACCAGAAAACTCTGCAACGCGAGCAGGAAGTCAAGCAACGCGAAGCAGAAGCCAACATGTTGCGCGCAGAAGCTGCCGGACAGGCTGATGCCATTCGCACAAAAGCCCAGGCTGAAGCCGACGCCATTCGTTTACGCGGTGAAGCTCTGCGCCAGAATCCCGGCGTTATGGAGCTGGAAGCAATCAACAAATGGAACGGCACGCTGCCGCAATACATGACCAGCAATACCGCTGTTCCGTTTGTTCCGGTGAAGTAATTAAACCCGGCCGGTGAAAATCGCTGGCCGGAGCAGTATCAGGATTTTTTTAGCATGCCGTTCTCACAAAAAAACCGCTTGCCATGCCGCAATCAGTCAGGTTACATTTCCGCTGTACCTCATAAAACGGGTGCCGGGTTTCGCAGCCTGCTGACTAGCAAAGCGCACAACCGCGCCAGCGGTTTTTTTGTGCGTACTGTATTGCCACGTCTTTTTCGCACACGAATTATGGCGGGGCGTACGGGGCCGACTTCGGTCGGGCCGGGTTCTTTGCTAGCCGGTACTGCGAACCTCGTACGTCTCGCCACCCACAGTTTCGCAGCTCTGGATGGTGAGTTTTCAAAACTTACTAGCAAAGAGGCCACACCATGGCAAACCGCAAACAGCACCGCGCTATCGCGGAGCGTCGTCACATCCAGACTGAAATCGATCGCAGACTCACCCGCGCTGCACACATCGCCTTTATCATGCAATCCAACACATTGCACAGACTCAACAGCACTATTTCAGCCGACTACTGCGCCGCTGTATTCAGCTATCTGGCGGAAGACCTCCTGTCTCTTCAGGATCTCATCCAGCAGCAAAACAAACTCCATTAATTCCTGTTCCGGGCCTTTCCTGCACCTTGCGGCGGGAGGCCTTCGCACATCTGTAGTAAAGAGGATTGCCGCAATGATTCTCGCCAACGACTTTCTTGAATACCTGCTCAACACAGAGCGTGATCTTGCCGTTCGCGTGCGTGAACGTTATGACATGTACCTGAAATCCCTGCCTGTACCGCAGCTCGCTGACGGAAAATTTGTTATTGATGGTCGCTACATGATTGACAGCCACGAGGGGAATTACAGGCTTTACCGCATTGAAGCCGGCACCCCGTCCGTTATTGGCATTTACCAGCGCCCATCCTCTGCGATCGTCGATGTGATTGCCGACAGCATCCGCATCACACATCGCCATGCCGACACAGAAGACACCGTGCTGGAAATTCAGCGGCTGGCTACAGTCTGCCGCGACACCCTGAATGGCATGACGAAGTAAATCACTATGACAGCAGAGTACATCAGGGACTGGCAACAACCGCGCCACGCAGTGGGGCGTGAAGGAACGGGGATCCCCGCTCCTGAATCCGCGCTTTCCTCCTGGCTGGATGCCTACCGGGCAGAGAACGAGCGCCGCCAGGAAATAGCTGATGCGGCGTTCTCCGCCACACCGCTGGGCAACCTGATTAATAAAAGCCTGGACGCACAGGAAAAACAGGACAAAACCATCACACTGGCAGGAGACGCCAGAAAACAGGCACGCGGCGCGGTGGATGAAGCCATGGCCTCGCTGCGCCTGCTGCCGTCCTATCTGCGCGATCCGCTTATTCGCCACCTCTCCTTCCTGCGCAAAAAACAGGAAGCCGATCGCCGGAAAGGCAAAAAGAGCTGGCAGGCTGAACGCTACGCGTGCGGAACCCTGCGCAAAATATTCGAACGTCTGGACCGCACCGACCACCGCTGGCTGACACCGGGTTATCGCTCCCTTGCCGGACGCGAACGCCTGGATGATTTGCTTTACCTACCGCAGCTCAACAAACACCAGATACAGACACTGGCCACCATGACGGCGGCGATGTTCAGCAGCACCTTCGAAAAACTCTGCGAT